TTGTTCTATTGTAAATGGTCCAACTTGTATATTTTTTAAATCTTCTATTTGTTGTTCTATATCTTTTTCAGTATCTTCTATTATACCTTGAATAGCTAATTTTACAGCTTCTCTTGGGTCAGTTGGTAAAGTAAATCCTAATCCTAAATCTTTTAATCCTTGTATAAAATTACCAGTTTGAAATTCTTTTACCTTTTCTTTAAAATAATCTTTTACTGTTTTCTTTTTAAAATCTATACTATCAAACTTATCTTTATATAGTTTATATTCTGGTGGTAGTAATTCGTATAAATTATCAATATCTAAATCAATACTATCAAATATTGTATTTAAATACGTTCTATCAGTTACGAACTTTATAACATCAACTTGTATACCAAGTATATCAACAGTTATTTCTATAGGTGTAAGGTCAGCAACTATTTTTAATAATTGAGATTGAACATATGAACTAAACTCATCAACTAAACCTTGTATACGTATTTCCCATTCTATTTCTTGTATTTCTATTTTTTTAAACTTAGGGTCAAAAGGTTCAAATATAGGTTTTAAATCTTCTAATATGTCTTTTATTTCTTCTATCTCGTACGTGTACGCGTGAGAAGCTAAACCTTTAAAATAATTAGCTAAATTAGCTGGTGTAGGTAATAAAACAGCTGGACATTCCAATGGTGGTATAGTTAAAGTTGGAGTTGACATTATATAATTCTTACTTTTTTAGCAGATTTAATTTCTACACGACCATCTTCTCTTAAATGTATATAAGATTTAATACCATTGACTTCTTTACCATGAGTAATTCTTATTTCTTCTGCACCATCTTTATTATCAATTTCAATTAAATGACCGGCTTTTGATTTATATACTTTATTATCTACAGAAGATTCTTCAGGTATATCTTGTTTATATTTTTGTTTACCAGTAATAGTTTTACCATCTGGCGATTGAGTTGCAATTGAACCCATAACAATTGGGTCTTGAGCTGATGGACCATCTCTAAAAAATCCTGCAACCCATGAACCAATTTCTAAATGATGATTACCACCATTACCTTTCATAGATGCTGACGTAACTGGCATCATTACAGTAGCCCAAGGCAAATCATCTGTTTTTATTTCTTCACTATCATGATAACCGTAAGCTCTTACTTTAACTCTATTTAAATTTTTTGGGTCATCTATTTCTTCTATACTTCCTAAGAACCAAGTAAATAATCCATTTTTATATTGGTCATCTATTCTTCGCATTATCCATCTCCTATATCATCAATTGGATATGTTAATAATGAATCTTTTATAGCTTTTACTTTCATTGAATATCCAACTCTATTAAATGTATGTTCAACACTGTGTACTAAATATTTTCCACTTGTATACTCATCCATAAAATCTTCTTCACTATCAGCTTCTTCTTGGATGTCAGCATGTTTTAAAGTTTCTAATTCAATTATATTACCAGGCGTCATTTCAAAATCTCCAGCAAGGTCCATTTCAATTCTAAATTGATGAAGTAATGCTCCAGCTGTAAAGGCTTTTAATAATCCATTACCATTTGTAGTTGAATGATAATTATTTCCTTTATCAAATGCATTTTCATTTAATGATTGATAATATATATTAGTTTTATTTAAATCAAAAAGAGAAGAATCACTATCTAAAATTTTCATTTGTGGAGCTACAGCTGGAAACTCATTTAAATATTTTCTTAGTGGTTCTTCAAGCCAACTAAATGTATGTTCATCAGTAGTTTTAGTTGATATATCTATTGTTTTTATTGTTGAACCAAAAACTCCAGATTCCGCTGGTGAAAGTTTTGAAAGGTCCATGTGAGAATTAAATTTTCTTATTTTAAGTTTTTCTTCTTCAAATATTTCATCTGGTTTTTTATTATCCATAGTTCCAAAAAAGAATGGATTTTTATTATAAACATTAAATGGTTTATTTTTGCTTTTTAATAAATGAGAATATGATGTTAGTATTAATCCATCTTTTGCTGTTTCATAAAAAAACATAGGTGAATCATCTATAACAGCATTTCTCATTAACCATTCAATTGCATCATAAGGCCTTAAATTAGGATATATTCCTTTTAATAAACCTTTACTTGAATCCTGCACATCAATTTTTGATTCTAAATTAGATTCTACAATATCTTTAATTAAATCTTTTGCTTGACCGTTAAAAGGTCTATTTAAAAGTTTTTTATTATTTAAATAACTATGTTTTGAAACACATATTAATGTATATGCTTGACTTGATGGAGATGGTTCTGAATAGTTAGTAATATCTGCTATTTGCAAGTTAAGCGCTAAAAATTTTTCTTTATCACCAGGTTCTATTCTACTTAATACCATTCTAACATTTTCATTACCAGCTAATTTTACTTCAGCTCCTAGATTAATTGGGTCTTCAATAAATACAAGTACCATAATACTTTTCATTTCCATGCTTTCAATTATTTGTATTTGTTGTACTAAATCTTTAAACTCAAAAACATGACCGCTATTACTTGTCATTTCTGCAGTTTCTATATTAAATCCGGTAGGACTTATACTTTCTTGTTCTGAAGTTGTAAAATTACCAGGGCCCATAATGTTATCTATTAATTAAGTCTTTAAATGATTTTGTAAATTTATTAATATATGCAGGGTCAACATATCTTATTCTAGAATTAGAATCATTTTTGTCTTCTAAATAAGCACGATTACTTACAAACTCTAATTGACTATGATTAACTCCTCCAGTAATATGGTCTGCGCTAGTCACAGGTTTTTTTAATGCATCGCCTGCTTTATAGAAATAATAAGGAGCATCTATATATTTGTATACTCTATTTGATGATACTGAGTTTGTTGAAGTTTGACCTACTATTAATTCAGGAGCTGTAAAAGTTCCAGTAGTATCTTGTACAATTAATTGACTTAAGTCAGCAATTTTTTTAGTGACTGTACCAGATGCATTTGATGTCCCACCAATTACTGTTTCGCCTAAAGTAAATCTACCAGATAAACTATTTTCAAATTCTCCATCAGGTCCACTTATTACTTTTGGTTTTGTTTCAATTGCAAATCCATTATATTCTTTTATCATATAATCTTGTAATGATTCTTGGCTCATAGGCCACGCTCTATATCCATCATGTAAATGGTCATTTACTAAAAAAAATGTCCAATAATATCTAGGTGTTCCATATAATCTACCAGATACTATATCAGGTCTTTCACCATTTTTTATATCATAAAACTTATAACCAGAATATTCATCTAAAAAAGATGGTAATGGTCTTACACTTCTATATAAATCGACCATTTTTTGTACAACACCTGTACGATTAAAGTCATAGTCAATTTTTGGAAATTGCTTAAAAAACATTATGCTGTCCCCGTGCTAGTATCAGCTGATTTACCACCAGTACTTGATTCTTGATAATATCCATCAGCTTCAGTAATATCAGAATCAGTTGGATATAAATCTTGACGTACAAGAGTTCTTTCTTCCTGGAATGTCAGAGATATATCAACTTCTGTAGGTGCACCAGTATCTTGGTGAAAAGTACTAGATGTTGAATTAAATGTAGTATCTAGTGTAGTTAAATAACATGGTTTTATTTTTGGTAAATACTCACTTTTCCTTCCTTCAACATAAAAATCTATATGAAATAATGGAGGATATACTACAGCTATAGAACCCATTCTTTTTGGATATAAGAATTTTCTAAAAGTTCTTTCAATAGCCACCATTTTAGCTGATTCTTCAGCGCTACTTGCTACCATTTTAAAAGAAAATTGATATCCTCTTACATTAGTAGTTTCAAATGCTGTTCTTGTATATGGGTTTGTTGCAACTCCAGCTCTCAAAGCAGCTGCACTTGTTATTTTTTCTACTGTAGAACCTGGCGTTACTATTTTATCTTTTGCTATAAGAGCTGTAGCAAAAAGGTCTGATTCTGATATGCCTAATCTTCCATCATCAAGCATTCCTTTTACTTTACCTATTCCGCCTTTTAAAGTACCTATATCAAATCCTGAATAGTTAACACCATCAGAAAATGAAATCCCAGGCGGCAAATGTAGATATATTGCTACTTTATCTGTACCTTTATTATTTTGAATACCAAATCTTATAAAAGGCAGGCCAGTACTAGCTCCTTCTGCTAAATCATTTGGAAAGTAATGATGTTGTTTTTTGTCAATATCAACTCTTTCTTGCTCAAATGATGAAAGAGTATTTTCAACATATTCTTGAGCGTTTTCTAAAGCGCTTCTTTCTTCTTCAGCTAGTCGTTTTCTTTCTGCTCTTGCTCTTTTTCTTTCTTCTCGTTCGGCTGACTTTTGTGCCCACCATTCGCTCCATGTAGCCATGCTTTTTTCCTATATAAATATATTAAAATATTTTTAAACTATAGAGTTATTTATATGAGTTATCAAGGTAGATATACAATTAAAAGGCCAGAAAAATATGCAGGTGATGCTAAAAAAGTAGTATACCGTTCTTTATGGGAAAGACAAGCATTTAAATGGTGTGAAAACAATCCAAATGTAAAAATGTGGAATTCAGAAGAAGTTGTAGTTCCATACAAATCTACAGTAGATAAAAAACTACATAGATACTTTGTAGATTTATTAATACAAATGAACGACAAATCAACTTATCTAGTTGAAATTAAACCAAAAAAAGAAACAAAGCCGCCTAAAAAGCCTAAAAGGCAAACTAAAAGATATATAAATGAACAACTTACATTTATTAAAAATCAAGATAAATGGGAAGCAGCTGCTGAATTTGCTGAACATAAAGGTTGGAAGTTCCAAGTATGGACTGAAGAAACTTTAAAAAATTTAGGCATAAAGATACTATAAATCTGTATAAATAGATTATATGGCAAGTTTATTTGACACATTACAAGCAAATGCATTTAGAGCAGGTATAAAGGCTAGGACTCGTCAGTCTCGTAAATGGTTTCAAGCAAACGTTAAAAATTTACAAGTAACGCGACCAAATCTGTTAGCAGATAAAGCTTTAAAAAGAACTAATGTGCCTAGTCGTGGAAGTATGTATATGTATTTTTATGACCCAAAACATAAAAAGACATTACCATATTATGATAGATTTCCATTGACAATATTAGTTGATGGTGCACCTGGTGGATTTACTGGATTAAATTTACATTATTTGCCGTATAATGTAAGGGCTAAATTTTTAGACGATTTAATGGCATTTGGACCGCCAGACCCGAAAGAAAGTTCGCGTCTTACTGGTTTAAGATATAATTTAATAAGTGGTGTAAGAAAGTTTAAAGAATTTAGACCATGTTATAAACGTTATTTAAGTTTAAATGTACGTTCACAAATGGCAAGAGTGCCAATGACAGATTGGGAAATAGCAATATTTTTACCAGTAGAACAATTTAAGAAAGCTGGCAAAAATACAATTTGGGCAGAAAGTGTTAAACAAGCTAATAGTCCTGGCTTTAGTCTTAAAAATACTTACGCCTATAGAACAAGAAACATGAAGAAAAAATGAGCATAGAAAGATTAAAATCAACAATATCTAAAAAAGGTGGATTAGCAAAGGCTAATAGATTTAATGTTATGTTTACACCACCAACACAAAGTCTATTTAATTTAGATTTACAAGGTGCTATAAGTTCAGCAATATCAGGCAATTTTAGTGCTAAGAACTTTGTTAATGACCCAAGAGACATATCGATATTGTGCGATTCAGTAGTAATACCAGGTAGACAAATTGCTACAATTGATTATCAAGCACATAAACAAACAGTAAAAATACCTTATGGATATGTCGAAGATGAAGTTTCAATGGGTTTTTTACTAACTAACGACTACTATATGAAAACTGTTTTTGATAAATGGATAAATACTATAGTAGACCCAGATAAATATTGTATTGCATATAAAGACGAAATAACTTGCGATGTAGTAATACAGCAATTAGACGAACAAGATGTGCCAATATATGGAGTTATGTTGGAGAATGCATATCCAACATCGATGAGTGAAATTGCGCTTTCTAACGAAAACGCATCACAGATTCAAAAATTGAATGTGAGTTTTACTTATGATAAATGTGTACCTCAAGGTGCATTAAGTAGTACGGGTAGCTTAATTAAAAATGCGCTATCCATATTTGGATAATAATATAGGAGAATATTATGGCTTTACCAGAGCTAAATACAGCTAGGTATGAGATGGTAATACCATCAACTGGTCAAACAGTTTCGTTTAGACCATATCTAGTGAAAGAAGAAAAGATATTGATGATGGCTATGGAGTCTGATGATAATAAAGTTATTATGAAGGCAACAATGGATGTTATTAAATCTTGTATTTATGATGACTTTGATGTAGAAGAATTAGCAATGTTTGACATTGAAACGATATTTCTAGAATTAAGGTCTAAATCAGTTGGTGAAAAAATTGATTTAAAAATAAAATGTGAGGATGAAAAATGCGACGTTATTAACGATGTAGTTTTAAATTTTGATGATATTGAAAGACCAGTAGTAAATGATGATATTAATAAAATCATGATTACTGATGATGTTGGTGTTATAATGAAATACCCATCAATGAAATATATAGATGAAATGACTGCAGTAGGAGATAACGACACAGACCAGGCAATGAATATGATAATGTCTAGTATAGATGCAATCTTTGATAAGGATGAAGTATATCCAGCAGAGAATGAAACTAAAGAAAACTTACAAAAGTTTGTTGATTCTTTAAGCACTGTACAATTTATGAAATTGTCAGACTTTTTTAGAGATATGCCGGGATTGAAACATGTTGTAAATTTTAAATGTGAATGTGGAAAGGAACAAGAGCAGACATTAAGAGGACTTTCTAGTTTTTTTACGTAGGCCTTTCGCACGATAGTCTTGTAAACCATTATAAGACAAATTTTGCTATGATGCAGCATCATCAATATTCCTTAACAGAATTGGATAATATGGTGCCGTGGGAAAGGGAGATATACATAGCTCTTCTCAGGGAACATATAGAGAAAGAAAACGAACGGCTAAAAGCCGAACAAAGGAGAAGATAATGGCTGAAGGACAGGATAATAGCAGAAATGAAGTAGAAATAGACTTAGATAAGTATATGGCTATGATTGAAAAGCTGGACCAACAAGAGGACCAGATAAAAGAAATGAAAGAAGAAGCCAGGTTAGCTGCAGAGCGACTAGGGCCTCGTAAAAGAAAATTTATTGACTTATTTTTAGATGATAATGACTTAAATGAAAAAGCAATCATAGGATTTATATCTTTCTTTTTAATGATGTGTTTTGGAATCACAGACTTAGTGACAGCACTAGTGTGGGATATAGACCTTAAGGTATCTGAAACAATATATACATCGTTTGTAGTGGTCACACTAGGTTCATTTGGTATATCAGAAGCTGGTAAAGCTTTCGGTAAATAAAGGAAAATAAATGGCAAGGATAACAAAATCTTCAACAGGGCCAGTAAAAAGTACGCTTGATAGTGTAGTTGATAAGCTACAAGAAATGAATGCCGACCAAACTGCTTTGCAGAAAGAGTCTATTCAATACGCAAACGAACTTCAAGATTACGTACAAAACGAAGGTCATACTCTTACTAATCAACAAATCATAGCAATGCAAGAAATGATTCTTGCTTTGAGAGAAGGAAGGCTAGATGATATTGAGGAAAAAAGAGAAGAACTTGTCAGACAAAGAGCTTTAGAAAAAAGAGATGAAAAAAGAAATGATTTTCTAAAAGATAATTTAAAACAATTAAAGAAACAATATAAACTATTATTAAAAATGTTTAAAGACGATAAGTCGTCTCTTTTAGGAATGATTTTTAGAACTGCAGTTGTTGGATTAGTAATTGGTGTAGTTCAAGGATTTCTTTCACCATACGTAATGGCAATTAAAAAAGTGGCCGGTGGTATAAAAACTGTCACAAAAGACTTTGTAAGAATAATGAAATTCCCTGAACTATTTGCAGCCATGAAAAGTGGAATGAATAATATAAAACTTAATATTATTAGCTTCTTTAAAAATACTAGATTAGCAGCATTTTTCTCAGGCCTGGGTGGAGAAGGTAGTTTAATGTCTGCAGTCTTTAAAGAAGTAAAGAACATATTTAAAGATTTAACACAAATAGTAAAGAACATGTTCTTTAATCTAAGACAAATAGGAAGAGCAATTATAGGTTTATTTACTGGTGCACCTGTAGCATTTGCAGGTTTAAAAGATATGAGGTTTGCAATTAATTCAAACTCTAAATTTTTTACAGCAATTGGAGCAATGATTAATACGTTTAAAGCGCCATTTATTGCTTTAGGTGACTCAATCAAAACAGTATTTACAGGCGCAATTAATACATTAGGTGGACTATTTGATAAAGCAATAAAATTTTTTACAGGTGCTGAAGGAACAAAATTTTCGCAACTTGGAAGTAGGATTCGTGACTTCTTTGCAAAAGAAGGTCCACTATCTAGATTCTTTAGCTTCTTCACAAGATTGCAAGGATTTTTTGTAAAGCTTGGTAGAATTATTGGTTCAAAAGTATTGTTTCCTATATTTGGTATTATAGGTGGACTTCAAGGTACATTCCAAGATATTGGCGACGATATGGAAAAGGGTGAAAAAATTATAAGAGGTTATGTTGGATTTATAAGAGGCGCATTTAGAATACTTATTGGAGAATTCTTAGACTTACTATTAATTACTATACCAGCATTTGTAATTAAGAAAATGGGATTTGAAGAAGCAGCTGAAAAAATGAAAGGTTTTTCATTTGCAGAATTTTTTGATGAAATATATCTTTCAATTGCTGACTTCTTAGTGAGCAATATTAATTCAATAAGAGATGCTATAAATGATATTGGTTTTGGTGGTATTATAAAAAATATGTTATTATCATTAGCTGCAACTTTAGCAAAAATAGTAGACTTCCCAGTAGCTATTGCAAAAGGAGCTGCAGCTGCATTTGGAGCTTTAGCTCCAGGTGGTGTCACACCACAAGAAGCATTTATGGATGCTTATAATAAACACTTACAGGGAGGTGTAAGTGGATATTTAAATTCATTGAAGTCACAAATAGATGGTCTTGATACAGAAGGAAACGAAATAGACTATTTATCTGATGAATACA